ATGACAGGTAATTTGTCAATTCAAAGCGCCGCCCCAGTGCTAACTTTAAAAGACACTACGGATAACGACGACCAAAGAATAAATTTTGTAGACAGCGCGGATGCTACAAACTACCAGATAGCAACAGGGAACAGTTCGGGAGGATCGTTCCACGACGCTTTTTCAATAATCAATCTTACTTCTAATGATATTGAAATAGTTGATGGGTCTACAAAAATCGTTGCTATTGATGGTAACGGTGTAGACGTTACAGGTAACATCACTGTCTCTGGAACTGTAGATGGGAAAGATGTTTCAACGCTAATTGCTAACGTATCTGAAGACAGTAGTCCCGAGCTAGGGGGCAACCTCGATTTATCGACGCACGATATTATCACATCATCCAATAGAGATATTGAACTGGCGGCAAATGGTACAGGCAGGGTGGTCGTAAAGGGGAACGACAATCAAGGTACGATCGTCCTGAATTGCGAAGCAAATACTCACGGGCAAACGATTATAGCTCAACCCCACAGCGAAGGAGTAACGAATACACTAACGCTTCCCGCCGGAGGTGATCAAGAGATCGTCGGAGCATCGGCAACGCAGACCCTTACTAACAAGACTTTAACATCAGCAGTGTTAAACACAGGCATCTCTGGAACTGCGATTAAAGATGAAGATAACATGAGTTCAAACTCTGCTACCCATCTTGCGACGCAACAGTCAATCAAAGCGTATGTTGATGCGGAGGTGGCAGGGGCCGGAGGCGGCGGAGTAACTGTACAGGATGAAGGTTCGGCTTTATCTACGACTGCAACAACCTTGAATTTCGTTGGGTCGGGAGTTGCGGCAACCGGAACTGGAGCAACAAAAACGATCACTATTTCCGGTGGAGGCGGTGGAGGAGTTACCGTTGAGGATGAAGGTTCCGCTCTTTCGACTACTGCAACGGCTTTAAATTTCGTCGGAGCAGGAGTCACGGCTTCAGGAACTGGCGCGACAAAAACAATAACTATTGCTGGCGGCAGTGGTTCTTCAGGCCAAACTTTGATCGCAACCGGAACTGTCTCTGACGTTTCGAGCATCGATTTTAACAGTTCCGTGATAACTGGTTATGAACAATACAGGATTGTTCTAACAAATGTTGTTCCGTCCACCGACGCACAAGAATTAAGAATGAGTCTAGGTATTGCAAATAGCTCAGATACTACAACATCTAAGTATGCTCAAATGCATGCTATGTATGGTCGATACGCGTCAGCTAATTATGGCGAAAGTGGTAACGGCTCTTTTTGGTTTGGTACTAACGGTTATTTTGTTTTAAATAACTCAAACTACGGACGAATGGGTACAGATACTGGGGAAACTTTAAGCACAGAAGTCTATCTCTCCAATCCAAATTCTACGTCAGGGTATAAACTAGTTAACGTAAGAACCACAATATATAACGGAATGAGTGTTTATCCGATGATTTTGAGCACATACCTCAACGCATTTGTTTTTGCGGATCAAACGGCAGTTAACTTTGCAACTTTTTACGTTGGATCAGGCAATATTGCTACAGCTACTTACAGGGTATATGGAATTTCATAATGGTACAGAAAGCGGTAATAACGTCATCGGGAATGCAGTTAGTTGACTTAACATCTACAGAAGAACAGGAAAGAAAAGGTGCAGAAACTGAATGGCAAAACGGCAAACCTGAGCGACAAAAAGATGCAATACGAGGATTTAGAGAACCATTGCTTAAAGAAGCGGATATCGAAATTTGGAAACTAGAAGACTCTGGCGGAGATACTACTGCGTGGAGAAAATATAGGCAGGCATTGAGAGATATGACTGATCAAGATGATTTAGCTAACCCAATTTATCCTACAAAGCCATCCTGAATGGATTTAGTTTGATATGACAAACGATGCAACTAAAACTTTTGTAGATGGAATTTCAATAGTGACCGTAGTCAGTACGCTAAATGCTTGGTTGCCGCCGTTAGCCGCTGGGTTTACAATAATTTGGACAGTAATCCGAATTTACGAAACTAAGACTGTACAAAAAGCTCTGGGCAAAGACAAGGAACGCCCAGATGATAGCTGAACTAGCCGCCGCTAATGCCGCTTTTGGTGTTATAAAGGAAACTGTTGCAAATGGGAAGGAAATCTACGAAGCAGGAGAAGCTCTGGCAGATTATTTCGGACTTAAAGCACAGATACAAAAGAAGGCACACGAACATGGCTATAAGTCAGATTTACAGGCATTCATGGCCGCAGAACAACTTAAGGAATACGAGGCGGCTTTGAAACAAATGATGGTTTGGCAGGGTCGCGGGGGACTCTGGCAAGATTGGTTAACCTACCAACAGGAAATGAGACAAAGCCGTGAAGCCGCAGAAAAAGAAGAAAAACTCAAAAAGGCTAAGCGTAAAGAACGCATTGTTAATATATGCCTTAGCATTACTCTTGGTGCTTGTATCCTCTCCGCCATTGGCTTGGTAGGTTATATTTTTTATTGGCTTGCACAACAGAGGTAATGTATGTGGACAATATATGGACTTATTACAGTTGCTTTGCAACCGGGCATAATACAAATTATAGAGCAAAAAGAATTTGACAACCCTCAAGACTGTTTTAAAGAAGCCATGGTAATCATGCAAGATTCAGAAGATTCTCGAGGAATGGTTTGCGTTCCAATACCAGAAGATAAAAAAACAGGAGTATGATGCATGCTTGGCCTAGTCACAGCTATCACGAACTTGGCAGGTACATGGGTCAGTGCCAAGGCGGAGTCAACCAAGGCCACCGCAGAGGCCAAAGCCACCGCACTGAAAACAGCGGCACAGTCTACAGCGGATTGGGAGCGCATCATGGCCGAAGCCTCCAAGAGTTCTTGGAAAGACGAGTGGCTTACAATAGTATTCAGCATCCCGCTGATCTTAGTCTTTATACCAAGCATGGTAGAACATATTCAAGCGGGATTTACAGCATTGGCAACTTTGCCAATTTGGTATCATGAGATACTCATGGTAATTGTACTAGCGTCCTTTGGTGTTAAGGCCGGTAAAGGACTTATGGATATGATGGGGAAAAAATAATGCCGGGATATGGAATGGGATACGGAATGAAAACAATGACCAATAAAAAGAAAAAGAAAAAACCTATGGTAGCTAAAAAAACAATGCCTAAGAAACGCACAAGGAAAGCATAATGGCTAAAGGTGTAAAGCATTACTTTAGGGACGGCACAGAACACAAAGGCGGTATGCATAAAATGCCAAATGGTCAGTTACATTCTGGTATGCGTCACACTAAAAATTCTAAAAGATTATATCATTTTAATGAACTGTCGTCTACAGCAAAAAAGAAGGCTAAAGCATAATGCCGTACTCAAAGTATAGTCCCAAACAAAAAAAGCTAGCGGCATTAGCTTCTCCACGAAATAAAATTACTGGTGCTGATTTAAGGAAACTAAGACGTGGCAAAAGCAAAACGAAAAAAAGCAAATGATGCCTGTGCTCGTAAGGTCAAAGCTCGTTATAAGGTTTGGCCTTCAGCATATGCTTCAGGGGCTGTAGCAAAGTGCCGAAAAGTTGGAGCAAAAAACTGGGGAAACAAAAGTGGCCGTAAGAAAAAGTAAGAAGGGCGCTTCACTTAAAAAATGGTTTAGTCAAAACCAAGGCAAAGGTTGGGTTGACTGCAAGACAGGGAAGCCTTGTGGTCGCTCCGGTTCTAAGGATAGACGTAAAAGTTATCCGGCGTGTAGGCCTACAATGGCTCAATGCAAAGCCAGAGGGGCTAAAAGTGCTATAAAGAAAAAAACGTCTTCTAAACGTGTTAACTGGAAAAAAAGTAATGGCTAAGAAAAAAGACCCTAGACTTGCACGGGCCGGTGTTTCAGGTTACAATAAACCTAAGCGCACTCCGGGCGGTTCTAAAAAATTTGTAGTGGTTGCTAAAGAAGGTGATAGAATTAAAACTATACGTTTTGGTGATCCTAACATGACTATAAAAAAAGACCAACCTGCTCGTAGAAAGTCTTTTAGAGCACGTCACAGATGCGACACAAGCCCTCCAAGTAAACTTACAGCCCGTTATTGGTCATGCAAAAAATGGTAAACTTGACATTTGACCAAAAATATGCTATAATAGTACATATGTACTCTAAGGTATTCTAATGACATATTTAGAACTTATTAATAATGTTTTAAAGCGTTTACGAGAGCGCACAGTATCAACACTGGATGAAACAACGTATTCATCCTTAATTAGTGTGTTAGTTAATGATGCTAAAACTGAAGTTGAAAATGCATGGAACTGGTCTGCTTTACGTCAAACATTAACGCTAACCACAACATCTGGTGTATTTAACTATGAGTTAAATGGAACTGGTAATAACTTTAGTGTTATGGATGTAGTTAATCAAACTGGCGATTACTTCATGGAATATCGCACTCAACACGATTTTAATCAGTTTTATCTAAATCAAACGCCTACAAGTGGAAATCCTAGGTATTACAATTTTAATGGAGTTTCAGATGATGGTGATACAATGGTTGATTTGTATCCTAAACCTGATACGATTTATACTATTTTCTTTAATATTATTCAACGCACAGGTGATCTTGTAGCTAACACAGATAAGTTAATATGTCCATCATTACCTGTTTTGTTACTTGCTTATGCTAAAGCAGTGGAAGAGCGTGGAGAAGACGGTGGTGTTGGTAGCTCATCAGCTTACGCTACAGCCGCCCGTGTGTTAAATGATGCAATTGCTCAAGATGCCCAAAGACACACTGAAGAACTAGAATGGGTTGTGTAAATGGCTAAACAACTACAAGCACTTAGTATTGCCGCACCGGGATTTTTTGGTTTAAATACTCAAGAGTCTGGCATTACGCTTGAAAGTGGATTTGCACTGACTGCTAATAACTGCATTATTGATAAAAATGGACGCTTAGGTGCACGTAAGGGTTGGCGCTATGTAACAACCTCAGGCGGCTCTGGGGTTAATCTGCTAGGCTCCCATCGGTTTATTGATATTGAAGGCACTGAAACGATTCTATCATGGTCTGCGACTAAGTTTTATAAAGGTACTACAACACTTACTGAAATTACTCCTACATCTGACAATACATTTACTGAAGGTAATTGGCAATGTGCTACACTTAACGATAAGGCTTATTACTTTCAACGTGGCTATAAGCCTATGGTGTATAACCCAGTTAACGGAACTATTAAAGATGTAGAAGATGAGACATCGTTTAGCGGTGTTAGTATTAATAGCACTACACAAGCTCCTCCGGGAAATACAGTATTGTCTGCCTACGGTCGTTTGTGGACAGCAGACATTCAAGACCCCAATGATGCTTCTTATTTTGATAAAATGACCGTACATTTTTCTGATCTGTTAGATGGTGCAGATTGGAATTCAGGCTCCGCAGGTTCTATTAATTTATCAGCTATTCTTGTCAACGGCACTGATGAAATCATTAGCATGGGTGCTCAGAATGGACAGTTTATTGTTTTTTGTAAAAGAAACATTGTAATATTTGATGATACAGGCGGTAGTTCTTCTTTTGATCCTGCTAATCTTAGGCTTGTTGAAGTCATCAGTCGCGTAGGTTGTGTTGCTAGGGATAGTATACAAAACACTGGTATTGATATTTTCTTTCTTTCTGAAGATGGTTTAAGAAGCCTTGGGCGTGTTGTTCAAGAAAAGTCTTTGCCAATGCGTGATCTGTCTAAAAACGTAAGAGATGATGTTGTTGATTTAACTGCCGCATCAAATGTTGAACAAATTCGATCAGTTTACTCTGAAGACAATGCATTTTATTTGTTGTTATTTCCACATGTAAAACAGGTGTATTGTTTTGATACTCGCGCTCCTTTGCAAGATGGGTCTCTTAGAGTTACGGTGTGGGATACTCAGAATCAAACTAACATGTTATCTTTAGCCAACTCTGTTTTGTTTATGCAAACTGACGGTCTTGCTGAATACTTTGGATATAATGACAATACCTCACAATACACATTTCAATATTTTACAAATTATTTTGATTTTGGTAGTTCGACTACAACTAAAATGCTCAAACGCATTGCCGTAACAGTTATTGGTGGCGTAGGTGAATCTTTTATATTTAAGTCTGCTTTTGACTATTCGGATGACTATACATCATATCCGGCAGTTTTAGAAGACTTAGCTATTGCAGAATATGGAATTGCTGAGTTTGGAGCTAATGGGGCAACATCTCCCGATGATTCATCTCCTGCTGAGTACACCAGCGGAACTATTTCAGATATTGTCAGACTTCCCGGTTCAGGAACAGGTAGTATTCTTCAGGTTGGTTTTGAAGCTAATTTGAACGGTGCAGAAATATCAATTCAAAAATTGGATGTATACGTAAAACAAGGTAGGATTCTTTAATGAGTAATTATACGCAACTGACCAATTTTGCAACTAAAGATAATCTTGCCAGCGGAAACGCCAACAAGATTGTTAAGGGTGCAGAAATAAATGCCGAGTTTGTCGCAATTGAAACAGCAGTAAATAGTAAAGCTGATATTGCGTCCCCAACATTTACAGGAACCCCTGCGGCTCCTACGGCAAGCTCTAGTACTAATACAACACAATTAGCAACCACGGCATTTGTACAGACTGCTGTAGGTGCTTTGGTAACTATTCCATCAGGAATGATTGCACCGTTTGCAGGCCCGGCAGATGGAGGCCATACTCCTCCTACAGGGTGGTTTTTATGCGATGGTCAAGCCGTTAGTCGTAGCACATATGCAAATCTTTTTGCGGTTATTGGAACAAGATATGGAGCAGGAGATGGTACGGCTTCCAGCGGAACAACCTTTAATGTTCCTGATCTCCGTGGACGTATTATTGCCGGTGTTGACGATATGGGAGGTTCTGCGGCTTCTCGTTTAACAGGCGACAATGGGGCTACTACAGCTACTGCAAGTGCTAATGGGTCATTTACAACTACCTCTAACATTCTTGTTGACGGTAATAGCGGTACAATTGTTCTTGGGATGAAAGTTACAGGCACAGGCATTCCCAGTGACACTTTTGTTATTAAAATTAACAGTCAAACAGATATTGTATTATCAGCTAATGTTACTATTGCAGACGATACTGCCTTAACATTTGCATTTGATGGGGCAATTCTTGGTTCTGCCGGTGGTGAAAATACTCACTTGTTAACAAGCGGTGAATCAGGATTACCTGAGCATAAACACACTATTACTGATCCGGGTCATCAACATTCAACTAATATTAAAGCATCTTCAACAAGCGGATCAGGCCAAAATAATGCATCGTCTCATAATATTTCAGCGCAAACAAGTAATGTAAACACTAGTAATGTTTCAACAGGAATTACTGAAACAAATAATATAGCCGCCGCAGACGCATCATCCGCACACAACATTATTCAGCCGACATTAGTGCTGAATTACATTATTAAACAGTAAGAGGTA